AACAAACAAACAGGTGAGGCTGTGCCAGATACTGAATTCTCGCCTCGCAATACAGCAGATCAGTTGACCAGGTTGCAAGATTATGTCAATCATGGTCAACACGGAATGAGCGCACAAGACGCCGCTACGATTTTTAGTGTTCGCCCTATTGAAGGAGACAACACCGCCGGTGCCTTTACCAGTCCTCCTGCCTCATACAGCAGACCCAATGACCCCAACGGTCGCTATGCCATTGTGCCACGTTCAGATCCGGCCTTGTATGGCAGTTCAACCGGCGGCACTCCTGACTATCAGTTTAGATTCAACATGGGCAATCCAGCAGAGCAGGCACAAGGTAGATATGTTCTCCAAGCCTGGGCTGCCAGAAACAATTTAGTCGCTGCTGACTACATGGTGGTGGACACTGAACAATGGGATCGGCCTGCAGATGCAGCATCAAATGGTATCATTGACATTGAACCTGATATATCACAGTATGTTCAACCCGGCAGCACAGCAGACCTTGCACAGCAACGAGCCACACCCGGTACATTCTCTGGTGCTTGGAAGATCCTGGTCAACGGTGAAGAAGTCCACAGATTCTCAGGTGTGGGCAACAATCAATCAGATGCCAACAGAGTTGCTGCTCAATGGCTGCGCGACAATGGCCGGGGCGTATCAGGCGAAGGCTTTGAAGTGTATCCTATCATGACAGAAGGCCTGGCAGAATCAGCCAGTGATTACAAAATACATGACCGTCCCAAGCTAGATCGTGTGCTGGCCAAATGCTGCCGCATGGTAGTGCAAGGTCAACAGCGAGATCCCGAACGCTATGGCCAAGTTGCTGCTTGTGTGATTGACCCTGACAACAGAATGATCTACGGCATCAACTTGCCTGCTCGAGATGGCACACGCCGCCATGCTGAACGAGTGGCCATAGACAAGTATAGAAAAAGCATAGGTGAGATTCCCCAAGGGTCAATTGTTGTGACCACTTGCAGTCCTTGCAATTCGCCCATGGATGAACGCCACGGTGAAAGTTGCAAAGACCTGTTGAACTCAGTGGGCATACACAAAGTATATGCAGGCTATCAAGACCCCACACAGCACGACGATTCAGACGCTGACTTCCGTGTGTATGTGACAGAAAATGATAAACTATGGGGCGAGTGTCAGTTGTTTGCTCAAACATTCTTGAGCAAGGAAGAACTGCCAGAAGCATTTGACCAGCCCTATAAAACCAAAACAGAAAAAAGTGATTATGGCGATGTTGACATGTTGGCCCGACTGCCAGATGGCACAAATTTAAGTATCATGTTTAACAAGCAACAAAATAATGAAGGTGAAGAAACCATACAAGTTGAGTTCTATAGAAACAACAGCCAAGAAGTCACAGGTGAAGGTGATGCCCAAAAAATCTTTGCCACAGTGTTGACTTCCATACAAAAGTACATTAAAAAATACAAACCTGCAAGATTGAGTTTTTCAGCCAGCAAAGAAGTTGACCCGTCTACGTACTATGGACCAGATGATGTTGTGCCAAATCCTGAAAGTCGTGCCAAGTTATATGACCGGCTGGTTCAGCGGTATGCCAAAGCATGGGGCTACAGAGCGTTCCGTGCAGACACTGGTGATTTAGTCATATATGAATTGCGTAGATTACAACCAGTTGCGGAAAACTTTGCAGGCGGCCAGAATCCTGTAAAATTTACAGTGACTTCGCCTGATGGATACCAACACAGTTTTCAAATAACACTTGCAGTGCATGGAAAACACGTGGGACATTTTAATTTTGTGAGAAGTGCTGATACAGATGATGTTAACAATGAAGCAGAAGTCGAAGCACGTTGGCAAGGACAAGGTTATGGTAAATTGTTGTTGATGAAAGCAATTGATGTTGCCAACAATCACGGGTTGGATTTTCAACAAGACATACGCGGTATTACTAATGCACAACAAAATGTCTATGACAGTTTAGAAAATGCTGGGTTGATTGTTTCCCCTGGGGATGGTTTTTGGTTTTTGACACCACAGGGTGAACAAGAATTAACGGGCCTAAATGAAAACTTTGCAGACGGCCGCAATCCACAAGACAAAGGCGATTCAAAGCGTTATGGCGTGCCCACCAAAGCAAGTGTAAGCACCCTGCGTAAAGTGGCCAAACAAGGCGGTCGCAAAGGGCAACTAGCACATTGGATGGCCAACATGAAGGCTGGACGGGCTAAAGCCAAACGCAATAAATAAACTATCATGAATCTCAACGACTTGTTTAACGAAGAAAAAGTGCGCCTGGACCCCAAATGCTGGACCGGCAAAAAGATTGGCAATCCCAAGACCAAGATGAAGGGCGGCACACGTGTGAACAACTGTGTGCCTGCTGAATCAGTAGAGCAAGGTGTGGCGGAAGAATATGAACTAGCAGGTGTTGGCGTAGCATACGAACTGGGCCGTCGAGCATACAAACAAGGTATGACCATCAGAGACAATCCATATAGTGCCACAAGAGAAGCCCGTAAAAATGACGAATGGGCCAAAGGATTAGAACGCGGCAAACACGATGCAAATGATGCTAGACATTTCCGCAGTAGTGTGAGAGAACAAGGCGTAGCGGAAGGCCTAGCACAAGACGAAGCCGAAGAAGACAGCGGATGGCGAGCAGAGTTTGTGAATGAAATAAATTACAATACGTTTGAAGTCAAATTGACAAACACTAGATCAAAAGAATCGGCAAATTTTATTGTGCGTCCAGTTGATATGGTATCTTACGGTCCCACACTGTCAATAGAAACCATGGATGTGCATGATTTACAAACTGGTCAAACAGAGAGTTGGACTAATGATGACCCAGCACCCGACGGTCCTATTGCTTATGCAATCAGTGGGTTGTTCTATGATAATAAACAACTTCAACAGAAACTTCAAAACATTATTAACACCCACGACACCAAAGGTCAAGACATGATGCCAGGCCTAGAGAAACGTCGCCGTATAGGTCAAGAAGTTGATGCCGATACTTACATTGATTCGCAGGAAAAAACTCAAGCCGCAATGGCAAAAATGAAAAAAGGCGTGGCAGAGAAACTGGGCGACAACCGTCCCAAGCTGGGCAGCAAGCGTGATGCAGGCAAAAGCATTCGCAAGTGGCGCAAGGGTCGTGGACTGGATGAAACTGGTGTGGCGGAAGAAGGCGAACGAGGGCGTGGTCGCCCAATAGCCGGTGATTGGAATCCAACTTCAGGTAAGGTAGGCCGTACAGAGAAAACACCTACAGGTATTCGCCATCATGCAGACCCCAGCAGATATGGTGGAACTGAACCAGAACATGAATTAGATACCTTAAACAAAGGCCAAGTAAGTTCCATGGACCGGGCCCTAGGCGTAAAGTGGGACAGAGAATCCAAGCGTTATTTCAGTCCAATCAAAGTAGACATGGACGAAGGTGACATGGACGAAGGGTGGAAAAGTGCATTGGGTGCTGCTGCATTGGCAGGAACTATGGCCATGGGTGCAGGTGGTGCTCACGCAAGAGTCATGCCTGACGATGACCCTGGCATCAACCGATTGACCGGCAAGCCCATTGCAACTCAACAGGCAACTACCGATACAGCTCCTGCCAGAGCGGATGCTCCTAGTGGATTCAGCAAAGAATATCTCCTAAAGGCAGCCGATCCTGATCGCTTTGGAAGATTTCTGATCAGCATTGAAAAAGCACAAGAACTGCTCAAGCAAATGAACGAGAGCAAGCCCCGAGAAAAAGAAGCAGACTACGGCGATGACTATCAAGACATGGTGGCCAGAATGAAGAAACTGGCCGGACTGGGCCCACTCAAAACCGTTTGGGATCCTGCCAAGCGTGTGTATCGTAATGTACCAACCGCAGTACAGCCAAAGAAATGAGAGCACAAGAATTTACGCAAGGTGTGGCGGAAGGCAGAAAGCCATTTCGTGATTTAAAATCTTGGGCCAACCATGCAAAATCAGAAGGATTGAAAGTAAGCAAATCATCTAAACCCTTAGAATGGTCATACGATGCTACTGATAAAGAAGGTAATGTCCGTGGTAGATTTGTGGGTTCTAATATCCAACAAAATAGTCGAGGATTCATTCATCAGCAAGATGTGGCAGAAGAGCAACTGGACGAACTCACCTTCATGGGTTCACAATGCACCAAAGACTGTTCTGGACATCGTGCCGGATACAACTGGAGCGTTTCAAAGGGCCGTAAGAGTGCAGCCTCCTGGTCAAACTCATTCAACAAAGGCGCTGAATTAGCAGCCACTGGTCATTGACCCATACATACTTGCATGATTGATATCTGCACAGTTGTATTTGAATCCGAACTTGACATACTAAAACTACAAGCCCGTAGCATTGAACTTTACTGCCAACACATTGGCTTGAAAAATATCTTTGTGATGGTGAATGATCTCAGTACAGTAGATCCCGCCTGGTATGGTGCATTTGCTGATCATGTGAAAATTGTGCCAAGATCCACATTTGATTGTGAGTGGAGCGACAACGGTTGGGTCAGTCAACAAGCATTAAAGATTTTAGGATCAGCCATGAGCACTAATGCCTGGTGCATGATCCTGGATGCCAAGACCTTGTTTGTTCAACCAGTTGAACTGGATCAAGTGCTAGTGGACGGTCGTGCTGCCACTGGAAGCATGCCAATCTATCCTGTATTTGAACCCAGTCTGCGTATAACCAATCAGTTGTTTGACATAGACTTGCCGGCACAGTTGGGACCAGGTGGTGTGCCATTCTTTGTGGAACCCAGTTTAATAAGAGACATGATACAAGAAGTAGAAAGTAGAACTGGTCAAGACTTCACTGACTACTTTCAACAGCAAGGCCGGCTCACAGAGTTCATACTGTATTCAGGCTATGTGTGGTATAGGGATCAATCATTTGATGAAAGATATTACTCACAATCAAACATCCGTCCTGCCAATCTTTGCCACAGCGAAACTGGTATATTTGATTCAAAGTTCAACACAATGTGTCGGACCGAAACTCTCACAGTGAGCATACACAGAAATGCGTGGACACAATTGACCGAGCAACAACAACAAAAATATCACGAGCTGTTGATTGCACGAGGAATACTATGAACGCCTTGTGTTTGGTAGCACACCCTGACGACTGTGTGATATTTGCCTACAGTTTCATACACAATCATCCTGAGCACAAATGGACCATTGGATACTTGACTTACACTGCGCAAGATCCACGTGGACAAGAACTTTCAGCATTTTGGAAACAACGTAGCATTGAATGTGTGTTCTTGGGATTTGAAGATCACTGGCATGACAACGAACAAAAGGTGTTCACACGCTGGCCCGAAGAATCCGCCGACCGGGCCTGTTGGCATCTAGCTCGTGACTATGATCTAGTGCTCACACATGACGAGCTGGGTGACTACGGACACATACATCATGTGCTAGTGAATCGTGCAGTGCAGTGGCATCCTAACCTGGTGACATTTGCACGACCCGGCGAAGGAACTGTAACCCTCACTTTGCCGCCAGATACATATAGCATAGATGAACTACCACTGCATGGCGAAATTGTGCGTGGGTTTCATCCCATAACACACCAAAACGATTACAAGGAATCCCAATGAAATTAATGGTAGCAGGCTGTTCATTTTCAGCTGTGAGTCAAACTCAACCAGGCACTGCTTGGAGCGAAAGATTAGCTGAAAAATTAGGTGGCTGGGAGTTGGTTAACTTAGCACGCCAAGGTTGTTCCAATGGCGGCATTCGCATACAGATGGACGAAATACGCAGACAGCGTCCGGACTTTGCTGTGATTGGTCCTACTTTTTGGGATAGAATGGAAATACCTGCCAACTCTGTGCCATACGATTGGAACCAAGCTCCCAGCGCAGGAGAGAATCCTCCACTGGAACGACACTTGCAGAATAGAAAACTAGGCAACGGTTATCGTAGAGAAGATGGCATCCGCAACGTAAACTACGGTCAAGAGCCCAGCAATATGATTTGCGAAACTATCTTTACACTGGCAGAAAACTTTGATCATCCCTACAGAATGGGACGTATTACCAAGCAAGCACAGACAGGCATACGGCACTGGATTGATTCAATCTACGATAATGCTTGGAAAAAGCAACAGGATGAATGGATGATTCGAGAAGGTGTGATCACAATGTTCTTGGATGGCATCCGGTTCTTGGTGTTACCGAACTTGCTATGGCCGTTTGATCCAGACAACAATAATTTATGGCGCGAAGCGTTTCCTGCGATTGTGCCCGACCACTATATCAATTTAAATCAATCGTATTCACCACAGTCTATTTGTGGCAACAATCCGTTCAAAGGTGAAGACCCAGGCTATCATTCAAGTGCTGCTGGACAAGAAATCATTGCTGAAAATTTCTATCAGCACTGGCTTGCTCACTTCAAGTGAGCCACAACAAAATTTTGTAACTCTTGAGTTTTTTCTTGGTCAAATTCATACAGTCTATTGTGATTATGGTCTAGTCTAGGTTTTAATTTTTCCAGCAGTGCAGATAGATCTTGGCTGCATAACCATTGCACCTGTTCAAATGCTTTGCCCCAGCGCACAATATCATCTGGTTCAGTGTCGTATGATTCGTCTAAGACATCACCAAAAGTTTCAAAACCCCAGTCTCGGTAATGTTGTAAGAATCCTCGTATAGCAAACACCACAAACAATCTTCGAGCTTGCAAACACTTTGCTATTTTTTCTGCTGACAAAAACACACGGTCTGCATCGCGGTCTTTGCCCAGGGTTTCGCACACCACTGAAAACCAAGTACGATTGTATATTTCCCAAGGCACAAGTCCACTGACTGAGTGGTCCATTTGAGATTTTACTTCCCATGCAGAGTCAAGGTGCGGGCTTACATAAGGATATTTTAGCTTTGTATTCCCAAATAGTCTAGCCACACGTTCGGGAGTTTGATCAATCCAATGTCCCACAAATAAGTCTCTGTAGGTCACAATGCCTTGTTCCAATAGATTAGATTGTTGTAGACTCAGCATTGCAAAATCTCTATGTTCGCGCCTGGCGCCTAATAAACACTCAAATGCATATGGTCGGTCAAGCGGAAAATCCAAGCGTGGCGGGTTCCAGCGCAAGAAGTTAAAACTCCAAGCTGGTCTATATATTACTCTTGGATTGTGAGGTTCGTCTAGCCAAATACCAGCTGTGTGCAACAACCAATTTTCTACTCCCGTAGTTTCAATCCAGACCACAAGTTCTTTTTTACTGTGCCATTCAATGTCAGTAAACAACACAAGATCAAACTCATGCAAAGGAAATTGCATGTACTCTGGACGGTAATCAAACTTGTTAGGCAGACTATAGAATACTGGCATTACTGCTATGCGATACGGCTGTGCCAGGGCAGTTGACAAATCTACAATCTGATCGTAACTGAACCCCCATTCAGTTGCTTGGTAACCTGGGGAAAAAACTCTAAGTGTGGCGTGCAAGTCTTTCACGAATCTTGTCCATGTAGTAATCAAACCTAAGGATTTCTTTTTTATCCCAATCGTATTGTAAACTAAATCTCAAATCGGGCACGGCATCGCATACAGCAGTATGGTAAGCAGGATCAAAGTCACCAATCTTCTCCATGTTGTCGTAGTGATATCTGCGTTGGTATTCCATGGTAATGTCTTGACGACTCATGGCCCAGTTGCCGATGAATTCGTATTCAGAGAACCAACGAATCAGTTCACCATTGCCCCATGGTGGCACAGTGGGTTCTGGAGGGCATGAATCAATCATGGCATTCAACCATTTCTTGTTGTGTTTTTCTTCCAGGAATGTCACAAGGTCGTTAAAGTCTTTCTTTAATACAGGCACAAACTCTGAAATAAAGCAGTGCGGCGTTAGTCGTTCAAAGCCCAATGCATTCTTAATACTTTCATAGTAACCCCAGCTATGACGTTCGTTTTCTAACACCATGAAGTTGAGCTTGCCATCTTTAAAAGGTTCATAGTCTTTGATCAACAAACAATCACAGTCATGCATGATCATGAGATCATAATTGAGATAGTCCAGAAACGCAAACTTGATAGCTTGTTGGCGCAGCCAATATGTTCTGTAGTCGCCTTCAAACACCCAGTCGTTGACTTCGGGATATATTCTATAGATTTCTGAGTCAGGTGCATAATCAAACTTTGTGGTGTCTATACCGTATTGTTCGAACACAGGCCACAGTTCTTCTTTGGGCACAGGGCTGGCAATACAAGTTCTATCCACACCAATAAGGTGCTTGGTAAATTCTGGTTGCAGGCTCATGATAGCATGCGGCACACGATATCGTGCTAGGTATAAGATTTTTGCGCTGGTCATGTTGTTAATTATGAAGTGGCAGCCGCAGAGGCTGTTTTTCCGCAGGTGTTAACACACTGATATGGTCTGCCTTCGGCAATGCTAGATTTGCTCCAGGCCTTCTCTACACTTTCAAACCAGGCCAAACAGTGTTCCAATGGGTACTGCAAAGCATTGTTTTCTTGCACCATTGGTGCTAGTTCTTGATTGCCTGGGTGACTCATGGTGTGTGGATAAAATCCAAGATAACAACAAGGATATACTGACCCATCAGCAGCAATGTATATTTCTTGATTTTTTTTATGAATGCAATCTATAGATAAATTTGGTACATCCTTATGTGAGCGATAAGTTTTTGCACTATACCAGGTGATATGATTTTCTATAAGTGCGTGTATAGGCGGAGGCTGATCGCCTGGCGGTGTAGGTCCAATGTAATGAGTAAACTTGCCATCTCTTGTGAAAACTGGGCCAGTATCTCGACCATCGTGTATGTTTTCAAACCCAAAAAAACCCATCTCTCTAGCCATCTTTCGACATTCTTGCTCTTGATGACGGTTGTGATCAAATGGCACAAAGCGCCACACAGCACGGCCGCCGGCGGCAATCAAGGCTTGTGCATGTTCGATAATTCTATGCCAATCTGTGTCTTGACGATATAGTTTGTGGGTGTCACTCATGCCATCTATAGCAAATCCCACAGTGACCCCTGTCAGGGCCAGTCTGCGCCACCAGTCTGCATTGCGTAAACTGCCGTTGGTATTGATATGAACTGGTACGTCATACTCGGCAATGTATTCAACTATTTCCACAGCATCTCGAGCTGATGCAAAGTCACCAAGATTGCCATTGAATGTGATACCCCTAAATCCAAATATCTTGGGAACTAATCCATTTATTGCAGCTTCGGGTTGAATTAATTGTGCCAGCAACTCTGGAGTCACAATGTGTTTGAAATCTGCCAATGACAGTTCACACAAAGGATATCCAGAATTAAATTCTGACCCTCTGTAATTACGCATGCACATGGGGCATCGAGCGTTGCATCTTGTAGTCAATTCAATGTGCAATCGACGAATTTCTGATAGTTTTAACATTGTGATATTTATAGCTGTATATTTTGCTAAATATATCTTATGCAAACCAAATCAGTTCAAGTTCATTGTGATGTTTATTGCAAATGGGATGGCAATGACACCCGCTACAGATTGTATGTAAATGACGAGTTGTTTACAGAAAGATCCTGGATTTGGAACGGCAAAGATTACTACTTGGAAGAAGTAATACCCATTCAGGCACCACCAGGTTTGTACAAAATTAAATATGAACTACTTGAACCGTGTGGCAGCAAATTAAAAATAAGAAACATGCGGGTAGCAAGTAAAAATGCTGCAATACACGAAGATCAAATAACATTGGAAATACCATCATCATGAGAATAAAAGAAATCATGGAAAATGCATCGGTGGGCGGCACTAGTGCTGGTGCTATGGCGCCTGTAGAGTCAGCATTAGGTATGCAATCAAGATCAGGTGGAAGCATGCTAAGTGGTAAATATATAACAGGCTCTGATCCCACACCGAACACGCCTAAGGAATACAAAAGGAATAAACATGTTAGCGGACGCTTTAAAAATTCTCCTGGCAACTGAATATGCATTCAGTCTGAAGGCCCAGCTATTTCACTGGAATGTGGAAGGCCCAGACTTTGCTCAATTGCATGAGTTTTTTGGCAACCTCTACGAAGAAGTCTACAACAACAGTATAGACAAAACAGCAGAATACATTCGTGCATTAGGCGACTATGCCCCTGGCAGTTATGAACGTTTTAGCGAACTAACTATTATAAAAGGTCAAGTCAAAATTCCTCGTGCTCGACTCATGATCGAAGAACTGTTGGCCAACAACGGTCAACTGTTGGATTTACTCAATGAAACATTTGCCACAGCTGAACAAGAAAATCAGCAAGGCATTGCAAATTTTATAGCAGAACGCATTGATGCTCAACAGAAGCACGGCTGGATGCTGAGAAGTTTCTTGAAAGACGAAAGAGCATGAGCCACGACATTAGATCAATCCTAGACCGATTGGCTGTGGTAGAAGGCACCAGTCCAGTTGGCATCAAACATGGATTAAATTCTCAACAAAAATCAGTGCATCAATTGCCTGCGTTGTTCAAACCACGTGGTATCCGAGCACTGGCAGCCAAAACAGATCCTCAACATCCCATGCATGGTGAGTTGGTTGGCGACTCTGTTGAGCCCAAGAAGCCAAGTCTTGGCGAAGCCATGCAAGAAGTTGAAGAAGATATGTTGAGCAAGGTCAAGAAGGACCTCACACAGTATCTTGATCAGTTAGAGAAAAAAGTTCGAATTGATCGTGAACTCAAAGACAAAGCTCTTGATGCAGTTGATCGTCACGAAGTTGAAGAAAACGATTATGAGTTAACCGATCCTGGCACAGTGCATGACGTTGAGGCCCAGGTGAATACTGCTGCCGCCCAACCACAACAGCCCATCAAGGTGATGGAACTGGATGACGGTGCTGTGTTTGAAATCCACGGTGATGACACTGTGGGGTATGGCATACACCATCGCGGTCGTAGCTTGCCCAGCAGATTCCGAACTGCCGACGAAGCAGGCATAGCAGTTGATTTGTTCCGCGCACATAGACAGCGTAACCGACCAGCACAAGATTTAAGTCAAGATTACATAGAAGAAAGATAATTGCCATGATCATTAGAGATTTGATTATTAAAGAACATGCTCAAGTTAGAGTGCTAACTGAATCTCAAGCACGAGCTCAGTTGATGGAAGATCCAGTTTTCCGTCAAGCTCGTCAATTTGGACAGTTGTTAGTAGAATACAATCTGACCAAGGCTCAAGTTCAACAGCTATTCAAAGATGTAGAACAAGGTGCTACTGCGGCAGGCAGCAACCGCACAGGTCTAGGCAAAGCAAAAGATTACACTACCAAAGCAATTGGTAGTGTACAAAACATGTTGTCTAGTGCAAGAAAGTGGGTCAAGGACCGCCCCACATATCAAGCTGTTGATGCAGAATACAACAAAGCCATGACCGCACTGGGCAAGGCAGGCGGCGAAAATGGTGAAGCCAATGCTATCACCAAGGCCATTTACAAATATCGTGACGCAGCCAAAAACTATCCTAGAGCCACCGGCCTGGCCAAATGGGCTATTATTACTGCTGCTGGTCTTGCCACAGGTGGTGTGGGCGGAGCAGGCGTTGCTGCCGGATTGGCTGCAATTGACTCTGCGCTTAAAGACAAAGAAATTGTTGACATTGTGGGTGATGCCGCAACAGCAGCCTTGGTCAGTGGTGCAGCACAAGGTGCCGCGGAACTGGGTGGCCGGGCAATGGATGCCTACCGTGGCTTGCCAAGCAGTAGCGATATTGCTGCCAACAATGCAGCCTTGGGCAACTGGAACGATACAGATGTACCTGGCGGTGCTGCCAGCAACATCAACGGATTGGATTTGCCAGCAGGTGCTGGAGTGGGCGATGGTACTGCTATGGGCGACACTGACCCGTCAATCAGTGGCGGTCAAGATATTGGCGACACTGGTCCTAACATTGTGGGTCCGGGCACAGAAGGATTGAGTCCAGAAGAAATGGCCAAAGCGGCTGCACAAGCAAAAGCATATGGGTTTGACGGCGATGTCACATTGGATCAACTCAACCAAGCTATCATGCAAACAGCCGAGCCAGGTACTGTGCCAGCTGACTACAGCCAAATTGGTGCAGGCGGTGGTACCACAGACTATACTGCTGTCAAAGGTGACACTTTGAGCAAAATTGCAGAAAAGAATGGAGTGTCAGTTAAAGAACTCGCTGATGCAAACGGAATTGATTACAAAGATGTACATAACATCAAAGCTGGCCAAACTTTAAAAATCCCCAGTGAAACTGGCAGCGCAGTATACGACCAAGGTGTAGGTGCAGGCGGACCTGGGTCAGGCATGAGCGCAGCAGATGCAGCCAGAATGCAAGATCAAGCTGATGCGGCGTACTACCGAGACAAGCCCGACGACTTTGGAATCAACCCAAGAAGCAATGACGCAGTGGGAACTGGCATGCCAGGATCGGCTGCCGGAACCACAGAACGATTTATTCCTCAGAAGGATGGCAGTTGGATTGACGCCAGTACTGGAAAGATTGCTGATCCTGCTAAATTACAAGCATCGCAAGCTGCTGTGAGAAACGCATTGGGAGTGAGAGAATCTGTTTGGTCCAAAGTTGCTGAGTCTGTCAAAGTCAAAGTGCTGCCAAACAATCAGTTGATTGACAGCAAGTTTACTGTATATGCATGGGCACTGAATGAAAGCACCAATCGTGACATGGGCCGTAGTTTACAATTGACCAAACTTGGTGTGCGTACTGTATTTGAAAACATTGGACGTTATCGCCGTGCATACTTGAAAGAATACATAGGCGCACCCACAGCTGATTATGGTCATCCCACAGCAGCAGGTGCACCAGCCGGTGCCACTGCTGGCCAAGGCAAACCACAAGGTTGGTTTGGCCGACAACTTGATACCATTGGCAGAGGCGTTGATAAAGTAGGCAAATGGGCCAGCAATGTTGGACATAATGTTATTACCAAAGTCACTGCTGACAAGCTCAACAACATGTGGAACCGCGCTGGCGAACCATACGACAGTGATAGATTGTATCAGTTGTTGACCACCGACTGGGGTGTACCAAAAGCAGTTGTTGACAGTGTGTATCAACGCATGAATTTGTCTCCTGCACCTGCTCCGGGACCAGCACCAGCACCAACACCAGCACCAGCACCAACACCAGCACCAGGACCAACACCAGGTCCTAAGGTGTTAGGGACTGTTAAAAATCCTGCATCGACTGTTCCAAACTTTGGCAGACAACCCACTGGATATGCTAGTGTTAATCAACCTACCACAGTTTCGACCACAACTGCGGCAGCAGCACCAAATCCGTTTGGCCAAATGACCAAAACTTTAGGCACATACGCACCTCCAACAACAACCAGTACTGGTGGAACGTTAACACAAACACCAACAGGTCAGGTACATCGAGCAAAAGCAAATAATCCAAACGCCGCGGTAGCCACACCTACTACTCCTGCTACTCCTGTTAAACAACGCACAGGTGGTAGAGTAAAAGGACAGCCACCAAGCGAAACTCCTAATGCTATTCGCAAGCGTGAAGCTAGAGCGGCCAAAAAGGCACCAGCAGCAACACCAGCTGGTGCAACACAATGGAAGGGCCGCAAGCCCTCTGGAAAACTTGGTGCGTATAATGCTGCACTAGCCAACCGTGGTGCTGATATGGATGCCGAAAGAAACAATCCGGCCATGGCCCAACTCGAATCGTTGTCCTGGAGCCGAAACTTCAATCCAGGCATGACACTGTTCCGCCAAATGAAACGGGAACAATCATAATGCGCCTGAATGAAATTACCAATCCGCCAGTTGATATTGCGTCATTGAAACAAGAATTGGCTGCAAAACAAGCTGAATTTGAACGACTGGGCGGTATGAGTTATCAATACGCTGATCGCATGATGCCACAAGATTATCAAGCACAACAAGTGCATAGAGAAATCGACTCTCTACAGAGAAGAATACAAGCCGCAGGTGGCTAACCAAACTCAGCCTTAGGACCGAGTGGGCGGCTGCTGCCCGGGCTAAGGAATTCGCTACTCCACGGCCCAAAGTGAGCAAATTGTTGTTGACACGCCACTCTTAAAACTGTATACTTGTTTTTTTAGGAGGCTCTATGAGCAAGACATTTAACGGCGAACAAAAAATAAAGTTGACTACAATGATCAATGAGGGCATGGCGGTGCTGCACGAGATTGAAACACTCAACGGTGGACTTACCGACACCATCAAGGCTGTGGCTGAAGAGTTAGAAATCAAACCTGCCATTCTCAAGAAGGCCATCAAACTGGCACACAAGGCCGAATTTGGCCGAGAGAAGCAAGATCACGAGACCCTGGAAACTATTTTAGAAACTGTCGGCAAGACTCTTTGAACTCTGTTTACACTGATCAGATTTGGCACAAGTCTCAATGTAGAAAAATTGAGCAGGATACCTACGAATTGTTTCGTAGCAAAAGGATACCTGTTAGATTAGTTGATGCCATTGATGTTACATCATTAACTAAACTTGTGGTAACTGACAATGTAGTAAATCGTCCACATGCAGGACTATACCCTGAATTTTGGGGCAGTTTTAGTTATCAACCTGAATATACTGCACGACCCCCAACTCGGTTGTTCAACTGTTTTATCAATCGAGTTTGTACAACCAGACAAAGTTGGTTTTATCAATTTGTTCGCAGAGATTTAATACATTCTGGTTGGGTTAGTTTTTTGTTAGACTATAGAAAACTGCCACCAGGTGTTGTTTCCAAACAAGATCTCTACGAATACAATTACAATCAGGGATACGATATTTTTGAAGCCGAACATGATCTCATGCGCGATCATGTGCCATTTTGTAATTTTGCAGGCGATCTAGATCAAGTTATCGTTGACAGTTGTATAAGTCTTGTGATTGAAACATATTTTGATTGGCCGGACACTATAGCGTTTAGCGAAAAAATATTTAGGGCATTGCAACTGCCGCGACCTATAATATTGTACAGCATGCCAGGATCAGTGGCAGTGCTTCGTAAGTACGGGTTTGATGTATGGGATGATATTGTTGATCATGCTTATGATTCTGAACCCAATCAAATACAGCGCCAGATCCAAATTTTAGATCAATTGTGCCAATTGAGAGATTTGACATACACTGATCAACAGTTGGAAGAGTTCGAGCTTCGCGCACAACACAATAGAGATTTATTGCAAAAATTTAGATTGCAATGGTCTGACAAATTAAAAAACACTCTAGCGCAGTTATGTGCATAAGTAACAATGAGTCGCTCACATTACGAGCATGTATCATGGCCAGTCCGGCCACAAACGGAGAACAATGAGTTATATTGACGCACTATTTGATCGTGAACACGATCGCATCCATGTTGTAGAACGCCGCAGCGGCGTAAGGCAATACCGCGAGTATCCTGCCAACTACATCTTCTATTACGACGACCCTAGAGGCAAGTTTCAAAGCATTTACGGCACACCGGTCAATAGATTTTCATCACGCAACAACAAAGAATTTCGCAAAGAAGTTCGCAGCCAATCTGGCAAGCAGTTGTATGAATCAGACATCAATCCTATCTTTAGATGCCTGGAAGAAAACTACAAAGATCAAGATGCTCCTGAACTGCACACAGCATTTTTCGACATTGAAGTTGCGTTTGATCAAGAACGTGGATTCTCGCCTGTGGCAGATCCCTTCAATCCCATCACTGCAATATCTGTATATTTGGATTGGCTGGATCAAATGATCACACTGACTGTGCCACCCAAACATCTAAGTTGGGACACAGCACAAGAACTGGTGAGTGAATTTGAAAACACCATGTTGTTTGAGCGTGAAGAAGATATGATCAAGATGTTCCTTGATGTGATTGAAGATGCAGACGTGCTTACCGGTTGGAACTCAGAAGGCTATGACATTCCTTACACCGTGAATCGTACCACAAGAATACTCAGCAAGGACGACACCAGACGTTTTTGTTTGTGGGGGCAGTTTCCCAAGCAGAGGATGTTTGAACGCTTTGGTGCAGAGAATCAAACTTACGACTTGATTGGTCGTGTGCACATGGACTATATGCAGTTGTATCGCAAATACACATACGAAGAACGCCACTCATACTCATTGGATGCCATTGGTGAATATGAACTGGGCGAACGCAAAACACAATTTGAAGGCACACTGGATCAATTGTACAATCAACACTTCAAGAAGTTTATTGAGTATAACCGCCAAGACACTATGATTATTGCCAAGCTGGACAAGAAATTGCGTTTCTTGGACCTGGCCAACGAACTGGCACATGCCAACACTGTGTTGCTACAGACCACAATGGGTGCTGTGGCAGTGACTGAACAGGCTATCATAAACGAAGCACATGAACGTGGCATGGTTGTTCCTAATCGCAAGCAACGTCTTACAGACGATGACACACAGGCCGCTGGTGCTTATGTGGCATATCCTAAAAAGGGTTTGCACATGTGGATTGGATCAGTAGACATTAACTCACTGTATCCATCAGCCATTCGTGCCATGAACATGGGTCCAGAAACTGTGGTAGGCCAATTGCGGCAGACCATGACTGATCGCCTGATTAAAGAACGCATGGCCAAAGACGACTCCTTTGCGGCTGCTTGGGAAGGATTGTTTGCCAGCTTAGAATACACTGCCGTGATGGAACAACAGCGTGGCACAGAAATCACAATTGACTGGGAAGGTGGCGAAGAGTCAGTTCACTCGGCCATGGAAATCTGGCACATGATCTTTGACTCACATCAACCTTGGATTCTTACTGCTAATGGTACCATTCTCACTTACGAGAAGAAAGGCATCATTCCCGGCTTGTTGGAACGCTGGTATCGTGAACGCCAAGAGCTACAGGCCAAGAAGAAAGAAACCAAGGATCCCAAAGAGATTGCGTTCTGGGACAAGCGTCAGTTGGTCAAGAAAATTAATCTTAACAGCCTGTACGGCGCTATTTTGAATCCAGGTTGCCGTTTCTTTGATAAGCGTATTGGTCAGTCAACCACACTGGCCGGCAGATCCATTGCCAAGCACATGGATGCATACATCAACGAGTGTATCACAGGCGAATATGATCACACAGGCAAGGCCATCATCTATGGTGATACAGACTCATGTTATTTTTCTGCTTGGCCCATCTTGGAAAAAGAAGTTGCAGAAGGGCGCATGGAATGGTCAAAAGAAACTTGCATCCAACTGTATGATTCAATTGCTGATCAAGTTAACGAGAGCTTTCCGGCATTTATGGAACAGGCATTCCATTGTCCCAGAGACATGGGCTCACTGATCAAGGCCGGTCGTGAACTGGTTGCTGACCGCAGTTTGTTCATTACCAAGAAGCGTTATGCTGTAAACATCATTGACTTGGAAGGCAAGCGACTGGATGTAGAAGGCAAGATTGGCAAGACCAAGGCCATGGGCCTGGACTTGAAACGCTCAGACACACCCAAAGTAATTCAAGACTTCCTGTTGGAAATTCTAAATAAAGTTCTAGCAGGTATACAACGAGATGAGATTATTGAACGCATTAGAGAATTCAAGTACGAGTTTAAAGAGCGTCCAGGCTGGGAGAAAGGGTCGCCCAAGCGTGTGAACAACTTGACCAAGTACAGCAAAGAAGAAGAACGACTGGGTCGTGCCAACATGCCCGGGCATGTAAGAGCAGCACTTAACTGGAACAATCTGCGTAGAATGCATTCAGACAATTACTCAATGCAAGTTGTGGATGGCATGAAAACCATTGTGTGTAAATTAAAATCAAATGCTCTTGGATGGACATCAATTGGCTATCCCACAGACGAGATGCACTTGCCACAGTGGTTCAAAGACCTGCCGTTTGACGACACAGAAATGGAAGCAACTGTAGTAGATCAAAAGATTGACAACTTGCTGGGTGTGCTGGAGTGGGATCTTGCGTCTGCTACCAACACAGAAAACACATTTACATCATTATTTTCATTCGAATGAAGCTGAGCCAAGTTGTTGCATACCTAAACATGTTAGACAGCACTGACATGGATCCGTCTTATGGCAATATAACTGACAAGTTAGATGACATATTAGTCGCCGTTAAACAAAGAGATTTGCAGTATCATTCTGCCACCGCGGAACTCGATGAGCGCCTGGGCGATGTCAAACATTCAATTGGCAAATTTGATCAATCACTTCAAGCACTCAAGCAACAGTTGATAAATGACGTTGATCGACTGGCGCCCGAATACTACGCTGAAAGCTGGAAACGATATGAGCAAGAAATGTGTTTTGAAACTGTAGAGCATTTGATCAATCGTAAATTGCCTATTGAGTTTGAAGATCACAAACGTCTGCGCAATACAATAAAGAATTACACTGATTGGAGATTACCAGGCATGGTAATTGGTGCCAGACGCGAAACATTCATAGAAGACATGGTGCCAATGGATCCATTGTATCTTGTGGATCACGATAGAGAATTGATCAATGTTGCCATGAGTCCATTTACCCAAGAGTATCAACGTCGATTGAGACCTTATGTGATTAACGACTGGAAAGACACAGAAATTTTTGCAGCATTGCCAACCAATCAGTTTGGCTTGGTATTTGCTTACAACTATTTCAACTGGAAACCAATTGAGATGATTGAAAAGTTTCTTTCAGAAATATATCAAAAACTACGACCTGGTGGCGCTTTGGTTTTTACCTACAATGAATGCGATAGTTGGTACGGTGTTGGTGCTGTAGAAAATGCTTGGATGTGTTACACTCCAGGCAGTCGCATACAATCAATAGCTCGAAACCTTGGCTATAAAATTATCGACCAATGCACCGGTTCTGGTGGCATTGCTTGGTTTGAAATGCGTAGACCTGGAGAAATCCAAAGTCTGCGAGGCGGGCAAACTTTGGCAAAAGTAATTCGTCAAGAATGATTGCAAATTCTAAATACATCTGTTATAATCAAACACTTAGGAGTAAACCATGAGAGATTATCTATTAGACTTAGTACAACACACACATGATCTGGGCTGCATTGACTTGATCAAGATCGTGGGCGACGACAAATCCACACAAATTGTAGGTCTGGCCGAAGACATGAGTGTGGTAGTGGAAGGTGAATTTAAAAATCCACACCCAGACTTTGTGGGCACATTTGGCATGCCTAACTTGGCCAAACTCAAAATCTTGTTGAATCTACAAGAATATAAAGAAAATGCCAAGCTCAGCTTGAGTCGCAGAGCAGGTGGCGAGCCAGATGGTATCAACTTTGAAAATGCCACAGGCGACTTTAAAAACAACTATCGTTTCATGGCCGAAGCTATTGTGACTGAAAAACTTAAAACACCCAAGTTTAAAGGTGTGAACTGGCACATTGAATTTGAACCCACTGTGGCTGCTATCAATCGACTGCGCATGCAAGCACAGGCCAATGCCGAAGAACCACACTTCCAGGCAAAGACTGAAAATGGCGACTTGAAGTTTTTCTTTGGTGATCATTCAACACACTCTGGCAACTTTGTGTTCCACCCAGGTGTGAATGGACAATTGAAACGTGCATGGTCGTGGCCTGCTCAACAAGTCATGAGCATCTTGGCACTCACAGGTGACAAGACTATTCGCATTAGTGATGATGGTGCAGCCAAAATCACTGTGGACAGTGGCATGGTTGTTTACAACTACATCTTACCAGCACAAAGCAAGTGAGCCAAGATAATTTAACTGCCAAACAATCAGACTACGCTGTGTTCCTTCCGGCCATTAGCGGGTTCTATTCCACATTTGTGGGCAAGCAAAGGAACGAACACTATGTGGATCCTGCACGATTTCCGCAAGGCTTTACAGATATGGAACAACTTAACTGGCTCAATTCCCAGAAGGCTTTGTTTCCTTATCGTTGGTCACTTGCGTCTGGAGGCCATGCCAACCTTGATCTCTCCAAACAAGACTGGTCAGAAGACATGGTACGAAACCGTGAACCTGGCACGTTCCTCTTAGGCGACTCCGGTGGTTTTCAGATTGCCAAAGGCCTGTGGGAAGGCGATTGGAAGGCCAACTCAGGTTGTGCTAAAGCTCAAAAGAAACGTGAACTGGTGCTCAACTGGCTGGACAATGTTTCTAATTACTGCATGACACTTGACATTCCCACTTGGGTTATTCATGACAAGAAAGCATCCACAGCATGTCAAATTTCCACACTGCAAGAAGCAGTGGATGCTACCAAGTTCAACAACGAATACTTCATGAAGCACCGCAAGGGCGTTCGCAATGGCGGCACCAAGATCTTAAATGTGTTGCAGGGCGACAATCATGGCAGTGCAGATCAGTGGTATGACACCATGAAGGAATACTGCGATCCTGTCAAGTATCCAGACACACACTTTGACGGTTGGTCAATGGGCGGACAGAACATGTGTGACGTTCACTTGGTACTAAGACGCTTGGTGGCCCTGCGTTATGACAATTTGTTGCAGGAAGGTGTGCATGACTGGATGCACTTCTTGGGCACATCAAAGTTGGAATGGGCTGTGCTGCTTACTGTGATTCAAAGGGCAGTTAGAAAATACGTCAATCCAGCTTTCACTATCAGTTTTGATTGTGCCAGCCCATTCCTTGCCACAGCCAATGGACAGGTCTATTTTGAAAATGTATTTGAACACGACTCAAAATGGTCTTATCGCATGGCTCCGTCAGCTGATGACAAAAAGTACTCAACAGACACACGCAAGTGGTCAACTGGTGTGGTGGCAGATGGAATCTATCCACGCTGGGAAGACAGTCCTCTAAGCGACTTGTTCAAGATGAAAGATATTTGTATCTACAAGCCTGGCGATCTAAATAAGATTGGCAAAGAAGGCAAGACATCATGGGATAGTTTCTCATATGCACTGCTTATGGGGCATAATGTTTGGATGCATCTAACTGCTGTGCAAGAAGCCAATCGTCGATTTGATGCAGGAGAGCATCCTGCAATGATGCGCCGTAGCACAGGTGACTATGCTCGATTTGAAGACATTGTGGAAGCAATCTTTGCTGCGCCAGATCGTGATACCGCAGAAGCCATTATCGAAACATACGATAGTTATTGGATGGAGATTGTGGGCACCCGAGGATTCAAAGGTAAGAAAACTAAAAATGCAAGAACTCAATTTAATGCACTGTTCTCTTTTGAACAACCAGAAGTTGACACAGACCCCGAAGATCAGTTACAATCAGAAGCATTACAACTGCTTGAAAGCGAGCAAATCAAATGAATCGTCAAGGACACGAAGATACCAATTTCTTTGTAGGCACAGAAGTTGAGGCCAGCCCTGCTGCTGGACATCGCACACTGTTTGTTATAGGACTACAAACCACTGAAGCAATTGATTGGACACGTGGGAACATTGATTCCAAAGCAAGAAATCCAATCACACACATTTACTTTGGTGCCAATCAAAGTTTTCCAAATCCCACTTTCAACGATGCCGGAATCTGGACTGCTTGGGAACGCATGATTCAACCGTGGTTGGATCGTGGTTACTGGTGTACATTGGATCTTGATTCAAGTGCTGTGGAAGGCCTTTGCGAAGGCAGTTTATGTGAACAATCACAATTTATTCCCATGATATCTGTAAAACTGCCTTACATCAAACTGCTGGGCTACAATACCACAATCAAACTGGACGATAAAGACTTCAAAGCAACCAACCCCGGAGTATGGTGTCATAGCCTGCATGATTTGCTGGATAGAAAAACATTCACCTCCTGGGATCAATACACAAAGGACGAAGTAATCAAATGACACAAGTCGAACGCGAAACTATAGAAAGAATCCGGCATGCAGCTCAACGAAAAATCTGGGTCACGTTTCAAAAGGAAGGCATTCATTGCTATCCAGCCGCAGCAACTGATCCGCAATTGGCGACGGGTGATGAGTACGATGTTAGTTTTCTTGGTACTCCTCATCGTCATATCTTCCACTTCCGGGTGTGGATATCTGTTGTACACAATGATAGAGACATCGAATTCATCCAGTTCAAGCGATGGCTCGAAAAACTCTATTACGAAGGAACCATCCAACTCGACTACAAGAGCTGTGAAATGATGGCAGACGATTTGTATTTGCAAATTGCCGCACGGTATCCAGAGCGTTCAGTCTGGATTGAGGTCTCCGAAGATGGTGAAAACGGAGCTCTTATCAAGTATGACACTCACCGCCCCAATATCAGCATTGCTATCTAATAGGAAAACAAAATGGCAAAAATTATTCACAAATCTAACCCCCGTGTAGCAGAGATCCAAGGCGACTTGGAAAAACTCCTAGAGTTCTGCCAGGACTTCGGCTATCGCTACAACGAGGCCGATTTGTACAACTTCAAGAGTTATGCTTGGCAACAGTATAACAAATATTCACAAGGCAAAAATGCCAAGAACATGTGGGACGAAGATGCTCGTCGCTTTGCTGGAAGATTCTAATGAGAAAACTATTTTACATGGGCTTGGAAAGCTACGAAGCCCGCTACACTCTACAACTCACAGAGTGGAACCGACGTGTTTTTGACCGCAGAGGCCTTGATGTTGTTTATGTGCCTGGCACCACGATTGACAACACACAGGCCATCTCGGTAGGGCAAGTGCTAGATGCACACGGTCGCAGTTTCTTTGCCATGAGCCAAATGATGAACTTGGTTCAACTGATGAAGAACGGTGATGTTGGGGGAGAGGATGTGATCTACTTTGAAGACATGTTCCAGCCGGGCTTTGAAAGTCTTGGTTATATCATGAATCAGATTCCACAAGAACAATGTCCAAAGATCTATGTTCGTTGTTTGGCACAGGCCATCGATCCTGATGACTTTGTGCATGTGTGGGGTATGGCTAAGTGGATGAACTTGTATGAACAAATGGTCAATGAGATGGTGGCTTTCTCGGGGGGTGCAGTATTGGCAACCAATGAGGAAATGGTCGCGCACATGCGCATTGCTG